ACCAATGCAGAGTATCGACAGCTTCGCAGATCCATCAGCGACTTTGACCGATTGGACAGGAATTCCAAACGCAGGGTGATCAACAAACTGTTGAACCTGGCTCGCAATCTTTTGCCAGGCACAGATCTCACACGCAAACTCAAAGAAATCCTTTAAAACAGCACAAAATCATTATATTACAGCAGAATTTACCATTGTTGGTAATAAATAACTGCAACGTGTCACCTGAGCGGTGATTCGCCATTAACGAAGAGAAAACAAGGAGAAAACACAATGGCATCTTTAACAAGAAGCAAACAGAACGCGGCCACTTATGCAGTGGGCTCGTACGTACAGAACGCCAACGTTGGTGCTTTCTTAGTAACAGTCAAAGGTGGCTCTGACGCGGCCCAGGATCTTAGAAACGAAACTGGCTCGAGAGAAGTTATCGAAATGATTGTAAGAAACACAAACGCAATTGGTTACACAATCGCAAACGCAAACACAGGTGTTATGACTATATTGGTAGACAATTCACAGTGGGACGCGGCCGGCTTACAAGCGACGATCAGAGGCATAGCATCTATATCAGGTGATGACTCTACTTCAATCGCAGTGGAAGACACAACGGTTGTTGCGGCAACTACACTAACAGCGGCGTAATAATAAAATAACAAACAAGAATGATCAACGAGAAATTGATCAAGAAGGAGAAATAAAATGGCAGAAGTAACTTCATATGCAAAAGCAAAAGCAGGCAACGGGATTGGTCCAAAGACTAGAATCATCAACCTTGCAAAAACTAACCTGACACAATCAGAGCTAGATGCGGCAATACAGTATCTAAAAGCAGGTGACGTGGCAGGCACGAACGATGCACACACAGTAGCAGGCATCGGCGTACTTACAGAATCAGGTGTTTTCACTAGTGGAACAACTGACAACGTACAAGTAGCGATCCAAGGCTCAGGCGCATTCACTGCGGCTTCAAACTTTGGTACAGGTTCTACAGGTGTAACATCTTCATTGTTAGCATCCATAGACCAAGCATAATTCTTAATTGAATTAACTACGGGAAGGGTGGACATTCTTTTGTTCACCCTTCCTTCTTTTGTAAATACTCACACACAATAATATGCACACATTTTGTATACAGACACTGGTAGATATTGGGTTTCCCGGAGACACTCGAAGACCGTTTCCTTTCACGTCCAACACAGGTGTGCTGGTGGACAACAAAGACACATTGGATCTGGTGAGAGCTCAGCACAACAACTTCGTTACCACACAACAGCTACTACAGATGCGATCCAACATCACCTGGGACATAATCCCTGAACGATCATCACAGAAATTGGCAGACCGGTCCTTTGGATCTTTCTACAGAGAAGGCAAACATAACGTCTGGGTGTTTGCTTGGCATGCAGAACAGACAGAGGTGTACAATGTAGACGGAGATCCTGTGGGTGGATTGGTTGCGGACTTTCATCAGGTGCCGGTGAATGCTTTCTGTCAAGAGACTGTGACATTCCCTGCCAACTGTTTTGACACCACAGATCCCAAATTTAAAAACACTGTGTTTATGGACCTGGGTCCTGTGGATAAATAACAGCATACTTAGGCTCACATAGGCAGATCAACTTTCCCACAGGCACACAAGATGCAGACATCCAAGGATGTAAAAAGGAAACTATTATGAGCGATTTAGAAAAAACCAATTTAGAAGCACACGTAGATCTCTGCGCCGAGCGTTATAAAGGACTGCACGATCGTCTGTCGGCTATTGAGGTGACACTGAAAAGAATCAGCGATGACATGCTGGTGGGACACAAGAGTTCCAACAAGACACTGATTATGACTGCAGGCACAGTTGTAGCAGGATTACTGTCCACTATAGTGGTAATCCTCATGAAGATGCCCGGCTAACAACCATTCCAAAAAAATTATGTATATTAGACTGTCTCGATATGTTCGAGTTTATATAACAGAATCCCAGATTGCGTTTATCAAAAAGTATGAACAGAGATTCCCACTGCTACAGACACAATTTGATGTGGAAGACATTGCCACAGCTCAAACACTTGCCGCCAAAGGTGCACTCGTGCGTAAGAAATTAACTGACAACACTCAATATGCTTTAAATAGCAATGTGAGGATTGTTGATGACACAAAAAAATAAAAGAGCAGAACTGGTAAAACAGATTGAGGCGTACAACCTCAAAACCAAACTGGAAGCCCTGGCCCGCAATGACGAACAGTATCGACCGTTCCGTCACCTGCCCAAACAGTTCTCCAAAGGTATTCTCATCGGCAATATTGCCATCGTGCCCAAGAAGCAGGACGAGTCTCGTTTCATATATGTGATTGCGGACATGGTGGAAGCTCGCATACTGTACGAAGACATCAATCTCAAACAATCAGCCATCCTGATAGCACACTATCTAGCAGATGGTAAAGCTGTACCAGACACTGTTAAACGAATGGACTCAGAGTTTGCTTCTCGGCTGTTTGAAATAAAGAACTTTAAACGATTCTATAAAGCCGCTGTCAAAGACAAAGACGACAATAAAGAATTTATATATGAGAACAAATTAATTGAAACACACCGCCATGCGGATGCTATCAAGCATGAAATACAACACAACTTTGACAGCACCTTCAGAACCAATCGTACTAAATAAACACATATGCAAAGCACAGAATTTACAAAACCAGTGACCACAGAGAGTTTATTGTCTGCATTTGAAAGCAGATTTGGACAAACACTTAATTTAGAAGGTCTAGACCCAACACAACTGGAAGATATGGCCAACATGGTGAGAACTAAAATCCACACCATCACAGACAATGCACATTTTGGCAAAGAATTAACAGATGACAACTATCAAAAACATCAAAGTATGTTGGATATTGTTAATCAAGCTGTGAAAGAAGCTCAAGGCATCAACACAAATTTAGCGCCAGCACAACAGGCTGTAGTTAAAAAAATTCAAACAACACCAGGTCTTAAGTCATCAGACAAAGATCAGATTATTGGTGCAATGGTTCAAAAAGAATCAGAAGTTACTGAAGGCATTGAACAGCAATCAGAATTAATCCTTGCCGCAAAAGACATGATGGACAAGGTAACAGGATATCTACAAGACATAGCAGAAATGAAAACTGAAAGCATGTTGGAACTGGCAGACAGAATCAGAGATGAAATGGGTGCTGAAAAAGCAGACGCTTATGTTGCAAAAATTCAACCTGCTCTTGAATCAGCAGAAACAACACTCACTCAAACCAGAGAAGAGTTAGACCAAGGTGTGAGAATACTGACCGGTGAAGAAATTGAATCAGACACTGTCGGTGCTGACGATGCCATGAACACAGACGCAGAAGTAGGACTGGATGATCTAGACACAGACTTGGGTGTGGACGATGAATTTGGAGCGGCAGATGCATCAGCTGGCGGAACTGAACCAGAAGGCAGAGCTCAAAGAGAGAGCAGAGAAGTATTCGAATCTTCTTCAAGAATCTACGCAAAACTCGCTGGGAAGTAATCCCAATGAGATTCCAAGAATTCCAAAACAACAAAGCACAAGAGATCGAATCAGCAGTGATGAACACTCTGACCAATCTGAGAGGCTCAGCGGATGATGCTGACCAAACTGCTGAGATCAGTTTTGGTGCACTGGAACAGATACTGAAGAACACAGGCTACCCACAGTTCAATTATAATCTTTTCAAATCTCTGTACGATAGATCAGAAGCTCTAAAAAATGTGGTGGATGATTTTGATCAAGAGAAGATCATACTGAACACAGAGAAACAGGCAGAGAAAGATCCAGAAATGGACTATGACGACCAAGGCTCTACTGATGTGGTCAAGAAGATGGCTCGTTCTGCCCTTAAAAGAAGAACTTAATTGACAAGAAATCAATAATAGCATACACTTGTATACAATGAAGATTGATAAAGATATTCTAACGAACAAAGGTATCCCTCTGGTTGAACGTCATGCCTACAGCACCATCGAGCGAGAGAGTGTGGACGGCAAAAGACTGTATGCCACACCGGATGGTCGTCGGGTTCCCTCTGTGACCACCATACTGTCACAGACCAAAGACATGACACACCTGCACGCCTGGCGCAAGCGAGTGGGCCAATCAGAAGCACAGCGTATCGCCACGGAGTCAGCCAACATCGGCACAGTGATGCACAAGAGTCTAGAGCGTCACGTGTTGGGACAGGATAGAACTCCTGGCTCCAATCTCATACAGCAGAAAGCACACGAGATGGCCAATGTGATCATTGAGCACGGACTGAAAGGGGTGACGGAAGTATGGGGAGCAGAGATCAATCTATACTATCCAGAACTGTATGCAGGCACCACAGACCTTGTGGGAGTGTACAATGGCGCACCAGCCATAATGGATTTCAAACAGTCACGTCGATTAAAGAAAGCAGAATGGGTGGAGGATTATTATCTACAATTGGTGGCCTATGCAGAAGCACACAATAAACTGTTTGGCACCCGCATACGCACAGGCAGGATGTTCATCTGCACACAGGCCAACGAGTATCAATCCTTTGAAATTGACGACTACGACAAGTGGTCAGATCGTTGGTATCGCAGAGTGGAACAGTATTACAAGAATATACTTTAGGCTATTTTTTTGTAATTTTTTTGTCTTAGTTTTACAAATTGTTCAAAAGTTTCACATTCATACTGCCAGTATTTTTTTAAACCTTTGCCATTCTTTTTGGTTCTTACTACATCTCCTGTGATTGGATCGTGGATGTATTTTATTTTTTTGCTTGACTTGTAATTTTCAATATCAATACCGATCACTTTTATCTTGTTATGGAATATTTCATTAGGTATTCTAAACATATGAGGTTCTTGTGTCATTGTGTTCCAACCAAACACTAGTAAAGGTCCTAATTTTTTTTTAACATTCCGTACCTCATATGAGTGTGTCCATTGTTCCTTACCTGCTATAGTGTTATTTTGTCTACGAGAACTTAAAACAAATTTAGCGTCCTCGTCACTTGGTTTGAAATCACTGCCTTTGCCCCTATACCATTCTAAACTTGGATTCGTGATAGCAATGGCAATTTCTAATAAGTCTTCTACAGGAAATTGATATAATTCTTGTTTGGTCAGAGGTCCTTTTTCCGATAAGATAAATTTTTTGTTATGCCAATATTGTAATATCTTGTCTATAAGCCATAGTCTTGCTTTTGTTATATTTTCTGCGGTGTGTCTAACAACGTCTAAAGGTAATTTCTTCATACCAAATAGTAACATGGATACCATATATGTCAATGCCCATAGTCCATATAAATAAAGTATATGTACTCCATATACAAAACCGTCAATGAAATCACGGGTAAATTCTATGTTGGTAAACAATCATCTAATAGGACTTATTACTTGGGTTCTGGTAAACTATTACAAAGAGCAATAGACAAGCACGGCAAACACAATTTCACGAAAGTCATATTAGAGGATGGATTGACTGCTCAGCAGGCCTCCATCAGAGAACAGTATTGGATCGCCAAAACAGGTGCCATGGGCAATCAGGGTTACAACATGAACTCAGGTGGCACAGGCGGAGATAATAGTAGATATATTGACTATGAGAAAAGAGGAAACCCAAGTGATAATTTCGCTGGTAGACAACGCTGGTGGAAAAATTTAAGCACAGATGAAAAAGCAAAATGGAAAGAGAGCAATAGACTTTCAAAATGTAAAGGCTGGTATGTGAGTAAACTTAACAGCACAAAGGAAAAATTCGTACAAAGCATCGCTCGTTGGTGTGAGGAAAATGATGTTGATAAAAGTATGCCCACAGGTTTAAATAATCCAAAAAGCAGGCTATATCAAAAGCAGACCAAAGGTTGGCGCATAAGGCGTAGTGATATACCTAAATTAAAGCCTTATACTAACAACAGAGGCAATACAAATAAAGACTTCTGTAAAGGCAAAACTTGGCGTTTAAAGGACGGCAAGCGGGTTTGGATTTCTGTATAAATACAGTAAATGTTAACAAAATTTAAAGGAAACTATTAATCGTGCCTGTTGTTCAGATAAGTCGCATTCAAAATAGAAGAGGTATCGCCACAGATCTACCCCAACTTGCCGCGGGTGAGCTAGGATGGGCAATTGACGAACAGAAGTTGTACATCGGTAACGGCACAGTGGCAGATGGTGCTCCAGCAGTGGGCAACACAGAAATACTGACCGGTGCGGCCGGGTTATTTTCAGCTTCCACCAATTATGTGTATCAAGGCTATCTAGGCACTGCCACTCCCGTTGGAACAGGAGACGGTGTAGACATCAGCAGGACTCTACAGGCAAGACTGGACGAAACAGTTTCAGTGAAAGCATTTGGTGCTGTGGGAGATGCCAGCACAGACGACACCGCGGCCATACAGAGAGCACTGGATGAGTTGTACACAGACACAGCGGACAAAGCAGATGTAAGGAGTCGACGAAGATTATTCTTTCCAGCAGGGCAATACAATGTTTCCAGCACAATCACTATACCACCTTATGCAAACATCATAGGAGAAGGTGTGGACGGAACCATAATTTATTATTCAGGATCAGCGGCGCCAGTTGCTGTCACACAGGACAATGCAGGTGCTGTTTATCCCAACATATCAGCTCAAGTACAGAACATAAACATTGAACAGATCACTTTCAAGAACGGAACAGCACACACAGGAGTCTCTGTGGACTGTGCCAACAATGTGAGATTTGTGAGATGCAAGTTTCAAGGCACCTATGCCACCAGTGGTGCAGATGTGGCCAACTCCAAGGGAGTGACAGTACGATCCACCACCGCATTGCCCACTGCCAATATTGTTTTTGATTCTTGTGCATTTACAAAATTTGCTCGATTGGTAGATTTAAGTTATGATGTCACATCAGTGAGAATAGTCAATGGTGATTTCAACACAGCCTACTATGGTGCCTACATTGGAGATACCACAGACGGTTCATCCAATGGTTTGATAACAGGTCCACGAAACGTGAGTTTTATTTCTGGTTCTTGGAGCAACATAGGCAAACACGCTATCTTGGTAGATGCTCAAGGCAGTGTTAAAAATATAGTGAGTACAGGTAACTGGTTCTCCAGCGATGTTGCCAACAGTTTTAACAGCTACAACGACAACACCACAGGAAACATAGTAGCAGTGCTACAATTCAATGCTGACGAATGTACCAGCGACAATGATTTTTTTGAAAGAACTGATCTTCGATCCACTTCAGTAACACCAGCACCAGAAGTGGACGGTGTCAGCATGCACGATGGAGCAGTGAGAACTGTCACGTTGGCCGACAATCAATCATCGGCCGCCAACATAGGATTTAGATGGCGAGCATCTGACGCCACATCCGTGATGATAACATACCAAGCATCCAGAGGCACAGATATCAGAACAGGCACTTTTATTGCTGTGGGCAAGGAAGGCACCACACCAGCTTTTGAAGATGACTCAACCGAAACTGCTGATGTAGGTATATCATTTTCAGTTGCGGCCAGCAACAGTGATTCTTCCGCAGGCAATGAGGAATTTGTATTGCAGTATCAGACCACGTCCACAGGCGCCACGGCTCTTGTGCGTTACCAAGTTACAAATATTTCGTAACCGTCAGTTGTAAAATAATACACACACATATTATTATTTTTGTCATAGACATATCGTGATTTGTCCGTTATACTAGCACTTAAAAACAAACACAAACAACTGTAACAATGCCAAATACAATTACCACCACAGATAAGAAAATTCAGATAAATACTGCCATACAACACAACTCAATTCCCGGATTAGACAATAAGATTATGACGAGCCTGAACCCATCTTCAATCAAGATTACAAAAAGAGATGGCACACAGGAGCTGTTGGACATTAATAAAATTCATTTTGTTGTGGAAGAAGCCTGTGAAGGACTAACAGGCGTAAGCTCATCACAGATTGAAATCAATGCCAACCTACAATTTTATGATGGCATCACTTCCAAAGATATTCAACATGTGCTGGTGCGTTCTGCAAATGATTTGACCACGCTGGAAAATCCCAATTATCAATACGCCGCGGCTCGATTGCTGTCATACGATATAAGAAAAGAAGCTCACGGACAGTATGAGTATATGCCTCTGTTAAAATTAATAATGAGGAACATCAGAACAGGCGTGTACGACAAAGGCATTGTAGACAAATACAATAAAACAGAAATAAAAAAACTCAACACTTGGATACGCAGAGACAGAGATCTTAATTTTGCTTATGCAGGTCTAAGACAGGTAGTGGACAAGTATCTGGTGCAGGATCGAAGCACAGGACAGATATACGAAACTCCTCAAGACATGTATATGATGATTGCCGCGACCCTGTTTGCAGAATATCCAAAAAACAAAAGGATGAGCTATGTTAAAAGATATTATGATGCAATTTCGCAATTTAAAATCAATATTCCCACGCCAGTTATGTCAGGTGTGCGAACACCTATCAGACAGTTTGCGAGCTGTGTGCTCGTGGACAGCGATGACACTCTTTCTTCTATCTTCTCTACTGATATGGCTATTGGTATGTATGTGGCACGGCGTGCGGGCATTGGTATCAACGCTGGTCGGATCAGAGGGATCAATGCAAAAATAAGAGGCGGTGAAGTACAGCACACAGGTGTGGTACCTTTTCTTAAGAAATTTGAAAGCACTGTGAGATGTTGCACACAGAATGGTGTACGAGGCGGATCAGCCACTGTGCATTTTCCCATATGGCATCAAGAGATCGAAGACATCCTGGTTCTAAAGAACAACAAAGGCACAGAAGACAACCGAGTGAGAAAATTAGATTACTCTATACAGTTGAGCAAACTGTTCTATGAGAGATTTATCAATGACGAAAACATCACTCTGTTCTCACCACACGATGTGCCTGGATTGTATGATGCATTTGGCACAGAGAAGTTTGATGCTTTGTATGTAAAATATGAAAAAGACAAATCTGTTTCTAAAAAAACTATACCAGCACAAGAATTGTTTTCCGATCTTTTAAAAGAACGAGCAGAAACAGGACGTATCTATATTATGAATTTGGATCACTGTAACACTCATTCTTCTTTCAAAGACAAAGTCACCATGAGTAACCTATGTCAAGAGATCACTCTGCCCACTACTCCCATCAAACACATTGACGATGTGGACGGTGAAATAGCACTGTGTATTCTATCAGCAATAAATGTGGGTGCTCTAAACAACTTAGAAGAGTTGGAAAATTTATGTGAGCTAGCAGTGAGAGCACTGGAAGAGATCATAGACTATCAAGAGTATCCAGTTAAAGCCGCAGAGATTTCCACAAGAAAAAGAAGATCGTTGGGCATAGGTTACATCGGTCTGGCACACTACCTAGCGAAACTGGGATTGAAGTATGAGGACCGAGATGCATGGGACGCTGTGGACAGACTGTCTGAGGCATTCCAATTCAATCTACTGCGAGCCAGCAACAAACTGGCAGAAGAACGAGGCAAGTGTGAAGGATTTGAAAGAACCAAATATGCAGACGGAATCCTACCCATAGACACTTATAAAAAAGATATAGATAAAATTATTCCTCACAAAACTAGATATGCGTGGGAGGCTCTGAGAAAAGACATTCTAAAATACGGACTGAGACATTCCACTCTGTCAGCACAGATGCCGAGTGAAAGTTCGTCTGTGGTATCCAATGAGACCAACGGTATTGAACCACCTAGAGCTCTATTGTCAATTAAAAAATCTAAAAAAGGTCCTCTGAAACAGATAGTGCCAGGCTTTCCTAAACTTAAAAATGCCTACACTCTACTATGGGACATGAAGAGCAATGAAGGTTACATTAATGTTGTGGCCATGATGCAGAAATATTTTGATCAGGCTATATCTGGCAACTGGTCATACAATCCTTTGAACTATGAGAACAATGAAGTGCCTCTATCAGTGATGGCAAACGATCTACTGACATCTTACAAATATGGATGGAAAACATCTTATTACCAAAACACCTATGATTTCAAAGGTGACGAAGAAGAAGATCATCAACCATCGGGCATTGGTGAACCAGCAGAAGGCGAAGATGTAGAACTGCCACAGACAGCAGTGGACGACGATGCCGAATGTGATGCGTGTGCAATCTAGTTGACAAAAATACAAGAAATAGTATAATTAAAACACAATGGCAAAAACAGTATTCAATAGAAACGCAGTAGATTGGTCCAAACAACCCATGTTTTTTGGTGAAGATCAAGCTATCCAGCGATACGATGTATTCAAATATCCACAGTTTGACAAGTTAAATCAAACCATGCTAGGTTACTTCTGGAGAGCAGAAGAAGTATCACTGCAGAAAGATCGAGCAGACTTCCAGGGATTCCGTCCAGAACAAAAACACATATTCACAAGTAATTTAAAATACCAAACACTGCTTGACTCAGTACAAGGCAGAGGACCTTGCCTGTCATTTCTACCCTATTGTTCCAACTCAGAGTTAGAAGGTTGTATTGTGACTTGGGATTTCTTCGAAACCATACACTCAAGAGCCTACACGCACATCATGAAAAATGTGTATGCAGATCCTTCAGAAGTGTTTGACACTATTCTAAACGACAACGAGATTCTAAAACGAGCAGTATCAGTCACAGAGAACTATGATAGGTTTTCAGAATTAGCACTGAATTGGACTGTACAAGGCAAAGGCGATATATTAGAAGTTAAGAAAGCATTATACCTGGCAATGATCAACGTGAACCTGTTGGAAGGATTACGATTCTATGTGTCTTTCGCTTGTACGTTTGCATTTGGTGAATTGAAACTGATGGAAGGTTCAGCAAAGATTCTATCGTTGATTGCTCGAGATGAAGCAACACACTTGAATCTGACCACACACGTGATCAAGGCTTGGCAAAAAGGTGATGACAGAGACATGTTGAAGATAATGAAATCACAGGACAAGACTGTGATTGAAATGTTTAAAAAATGTGTGGAAGAAGAAAAAGCATGGGCCAAACATCTATTCAAAGACGGAAGCATTATTGGATTAAATGAAAAACTGTTGGGTCAGTATGTGGAACACATTGCCAACAAGAGATTGAAAGCACTGGGATTTGATCCTGTGTTTGACACACCAGCATCTCAAAATCCTCTGCCATGGACATCACACTGGTTATCCAGCAAAGGCATGCAGGTGGCGCCACAGCAAACGCAAGTTCAAAGCTATATCGTTGGTGGTATCAAACAAGACGTTAAAAAAGACGACTTCAAGAAGTTCTCATTGTAAGACACGAGTTCAGTCATAAATAGATGTATGGGTTACATCTATAAAATTACAAATTTAATCAATAATAGATCCTATATAGGATATACAACTAACCCAGAGGAACGTTGGAAAGGCCATAGACATAATCAGGGCTCTAAATTGGTGTTCCAAGCGATAAAGAAATACGGATTGGATAAAATTAAGTTTAAAGTTATAGCAGAAGACACAGTGAACAATGAACAGAAATACATAGACAAATATAATACCATAGCACCCCATGGATATAATATAACAGATGGTGGAGGATTGCCGCCCAATCATCGAGGTAAAACATATGAACAAATATATGGAAATAAAAAGACTGCGGAACAACAAAGATTAAAAAGACATGTTAAACAAATACAAGCAGGAGGATACGGACCGGTGAAACACTCAGCAGAATCAAAGGCAAAAATCAGTAAGGCCGTTGCAGGAAAGAACAATCCAATGTACGGAAAGTCTCAATCAGAAAAAACTAAACGACTTATAAGCAGAGCAAACAAGGGTCGGTTGGTAGGAGATAAAAATCCAAATTCAAGAAAATGGACATTAATCTCTCCAGATGGAATAAGGCACGAAACTGTTGGTAATCTACGAGGAAAGTGTTTGGAACTTGGATTAAGTTTTGCTACAATACATGCAAGTCATAGGTATAATAGAACAATGAGATCAGGATGGAAAATATTACAAAAATAACAGATGCTCGTCTTCCTTCAATAGATGATCCTCAACTGAAACAGATACAACAATCTCTGTATTGTCCAAATGTTGTTGTTCTTGACATAGAGCCACGGCCACACACACAGATAAACAGATGTCATTCCAATGTTCAACGGCAGGTGCAATGGTATGGGGGTAAGAGCATACAGGGATATTATCTGGCCATTAGTGAATCATCCAATCAATGGACAGCCATCAAACACAGTGTATGGCAGAGGGATGATAAGCTCATTGATGTAACACCTGTGGATGACGACAGAACTAAAAATGTTTTCATATGGGGCAATGATAACTTGCACACTGCTGTGTATTTTGATGGTGCTGTCGTACACACCGACGACACGGTGATATTAGAAACACAATAACAATCGTCCCATGCGTTCAGGCTGGCGTGTGGAATCCCTATAATACCGTCACAAAAATTTAATATTTCCTTAACACTATTGTAATATAACTTCTATTAAATAGTAGCAGTTTTACAACCAATGAAAACAGTAAAACCAACAAAGGAAAACACATGAAAAAACTAATCACAATCCTGTGTGCAGTTTTATTATCGACAACAGTATATTCGGCGACCAACAACATCAAGATCGTTGGATCGTCAACAGTGTATCCATTCACGACAGTGGTAGCAGAAAGGTTCGGAAAAGGAACCAAGTATGACACTCCTGTGGTTGAATCCACTGGTACTGGTGGAGGAATGAAACTGTTCTGTGCGGGAATAGGACCAAACACACCATCCGTCACCAACGCTTCCAGGGCCATCAAGACCAAGGAGAAGAAGTTGTGTGAGAGCAACGGAGTTTCATTTATTGAGATTGCAGTGGGCAACGACGGCATCGCATTCGTGAACTCAGTGACAGGAAAGAAGATCAATCTCACCAAACAACAACTGTGGGCGGCCTTGGCCGAACACGGTAGCAAACCAAAGAGGTGGAATGAGATAGATCCCAGTCTACCCAATCAAGAGATCAAGATCATGATACCACCACCAACATCAGGGACCAGAGATGCCTGGAACTCATTAGTGATGAGCAAGGGCTGTCCCAAGGAAGTGAAAGCCAAAGACAAGAAGGCCTGTACCAAATTGAGAGAAGACGGTGCGGCCGTAGAAGCGGGTGAGAACGACACACTTATCGTCAACAAGCTCGTGGCTGATCCCAATGCCTACGGCATAATGGGGTTCAGTTACCTGTTGGCCAACAAGGACAAGATCCAAGCGGCCACCATCGAAGGCGAGACGATATCACTGGCATCCATCCAGGACTACTCTTATCCAATAGCTAGACCACTTTTCGTCTACTTCAAGAAACAGCACCTATCGGTTGTTCCTGGATTGAAGAAGTTCCTGAACGCCTATGTTTCAAGGAAGGCCATGGGACCTATGGGTTACCTAGCAGACATTGGACTGGTTCCATTAGACTCAAAAACTTTCCAAGAAATGAAAGCAAGAGCAAAAAACCAGTAATTGACAATTTACAACTGCCCAGTTATAATATACTAATATGAAACTGGGCATTGTAGGACATGGATTTGTAGGCAGTGCTGTGGACCAAGGATTCACCAGAGACTGTAAAAAGTTTATTGTAGATCCTAAACGCAACCGTAACAGCATTGCGGACTTGATTGAATTTGATCCTGAGGCTATCTTTGTAGCAGTACCCACACCACAATCCGCAACAGGAGAAGCAGATGTTTCTATACTGACAGCAGTATTGGCACAATTGAACTGTGGTAGAGATTATATTGTGATCATCAAGAGCACAGTGCCTGCATATCGTTTAACAGAATTTCAAAACAGCTATCCAGAGTTAAGGATTGTGTACAACCCAGAGTTCCTCACAGAGAAAGGTTACATAGAAGATTTTCGCAATCCTGCCATGCACGTGTTTGGTGGAGAAAGACCCAACACAGATCGAGTAGAAGTGTTGTACAAGAATCATTCTGTGTGTACAGAGTGCCCAGTCTATCACACAGATGTAGTCACAGCCAGTCTAGTAAAATACACCATCAACTCTTTCCTGGCCACCAAAGTCACATTCTTCAATGAGCTGTATGATGTGTTTGTTCGAGCAGGCGCCAAAGACTTCAAACAATTCACAGACATAATTGCCACTGACCCACGCATAGGCACCACACACATGCGAGTTCCAGGCAATGACGGACAGAGAGGCTATGCTGGATCCTGTTTCCCCAAAGACACTGCCGCACTGGCCTATTACGCTCGAGCAATACTGGACACACCATTCACACAGTTGGAAACGTCTATCGATATCAATGAGCTGTTAAGAAAATTAAACAACTCTTAAACATCCTAAACCCCCACTTTTTATCGCCATAAATATTGGTATGGCAAACATATCCAGAAATTATGATTTAGGTGCAACCGGACACGCATGTACATCAGCAATTGGTGTTAAAACCACACAGTCCACTGTGTTTGCTAATGGAATACCTGTTGCTAGAAGAGGTGATCCTGCAAGACCACATGTGATAAGAAAAGGTGACAAGTGTGTGGGCCATTCTGCCAGAGTTAATGCAAGTTCTAGAACAGTGTTTGTACGAAATATAGGTGTTGCTCGAGTTGGCGACAGTTATGACAGAGGACAAATGATTCGGGGATCGCAAACTGTGTTTGCAGGCGGATAACACATGTCTGTAAACAAAGGATTAAAAACACTAGCAGACAACACACCCAATTTTTCTGGAGCCTCCACACAAACTCTGATTGATGCGGTGATTGGATCAGATTCCACAACAAATTTTGCATCACGAGTATACTATCTAATTCGCAAAGCAGAAGCCAGTGCAGACATAACCAATGCTCAGCGAACAGATCTCAACGATTCATTGGACGTGCAGAGTCATCTCAACACGGGTAGATATTTTTATAATTTAGAACAGCAGACTGCAAACATTCTCAATGGCAGTCTGGGAGAACCTGACATCGAAGGCACCACAGGCACATTCCTGGAACACCTGGCACTGGTGCAGAGTTTCACCAGCACCGTACCTTCGTTGTTTGGAGTGACAGCAGACTCGTTGAACAAGGGACTGGCTGGACATTTTGGCACATTAAAAGGCACAGTGGATGTCAATCTACAATCATTGAAAGAAACTGTGGACAGGGTCACAGCATTAACACTGACCGAAGACACAGCATACCAATCAGCAGTGCAGGCAGTGAGTGATTTCATAGACACCATGGACGGCAGTTCCGTGACAGACATATCCACCTACAATGCTCTGCTCAGTGCTCTGGAAACAGCCAGCAACAATTTCAACACAGCACTGACAGCAGGATATTTGTCCGCAGACAGAACTGTGTTGATCAATACCAGGACTGTCATTAACACACAGATCACACTGGAACAGACCAATCTCAGCACCATCAATACCTATGAGACCAGTTTGAACGACACAGCCAGTTTTCTTAATTTTGCAGGAGATGCAGACGTGAGAAACCTGTTGATACGTTCCAGTCAGAATGCAGACTGGAAGAGTTACTTTGAAAACTATGACACAAACCTTGCCAGCGACAATCCCATATTCAACACCACACAGGCAGACTCTTCCACCGAGTCCGTGGTTGACACTGTGTTGAGACTGAGGGGATTGCCTGATGTCACTGATTATGTGGATCTGGATTCTGTGGCCAAGAAGGCCACTCGAGACACTCGTTTAGCCGGCGAACTGACCTATGCTGGTGTGATCACTGGATCAGTGAGTGAGAATATTATCAAGAAAGCCTGTGAACTGTTGGGACTTACCACAGCCAACAGAGACGTGTATGCTCAATCTAAAAGTCTGTTGGAAAATATGACACAGCATGACAGAGACTCTGTGCAGAGCGAACTCAATCTCTACAACGACGTCAATACTCTATCTTAAATTATAATTTCTTTTTGCGACCAAACGGTAATCGCACAGTGTCCTCAATTAGATTGCCTGCTTTGTTGGTGTAACGCACAACAAAATCTTTGTAAGGTCTGCTACTATGCACCTGCTTACAGGCTTTTTTGAAGCTCTGAGCCTCAATATCTTTGAGCTCATCATCTATTAGAAATTGAAAAGTTTTTTTGTATTTCATATGCTAGTATTGTAACAGATTATTAGATATTGTCAACAGGAATAGAATGGTATGGCATGGGCATATCATTGTTGTCCAAGATAGTCACACCGTCAACAGATCCAGACATGTATGTGCCTTTGCCCACTGATCGACCTATGTACAGACAAGGCTTAATTTCTTTGCCTTGATACATTTTTCTTCTTTGTGCTTGTCGAGCACCTGGATTGTTTTTGGTTCCTGCCATACGTTAATTTATCTTCATTTGACAAAACTCCGTTATTATGATAGTGGACAAGGGTGCAGTACTCGGCTAAATACATATATGAACTATTTGTATAAAATTACTAATTTAATTA